CTCAACGAACACAACGCGCGCCAACTCGCTATAGGCAAGGCGAAGCCGCTGCGTACAAAACGCTTAATCGCGTATCGCGAACGATTGAAGAAGGAGGTAGGCGACGGATGGGAAATATGAAGAAACGCGTGATTGATTACGCGGGAGCTCCGCATTTAATGCTGTTGGATCTCGTAGACATGACGCAAGGTAACAAACGGCTACAGCGGATGTGGCATCGGAATTACTTGCGTGTGGCGGATGAGAAACGATAATGAGGAGGAGTTGTAACTATGGTTGGAGCGACTGAGTATTACCGTATTATTAAAGAGGCACATTCGAACAAACTTGGCGGGCTTGAGAAAACACGTCTCGGATACGTTAACCACGGAGGCGACGCGCAATGTTACCGTTGGAACAATGCCCTATTTGTCACTGCATCTCATGCGCGTGGAGAAACGTTCTTCATATATCTGATCGGAGATAACGACGAATTGTTTGAGGTTTACGGGATCACCGGAGGCCAACGTGGTTGGACAGAGACGTACGGTTGGCTTCGTAAAGGAACATGGACACGCGTAATCTTAGCGTATTTACGTGTACTTAAACGGGATACAACCACGCATAAAGAGAATCTTGTGGAAGCTGAACGGAAGAAACAAGCAGAAAGAAACCGTCCTATCGCCGAAAAGGTAGCGAAGTTTAACGCAATGTTTCGGGAGGTGCCGCTGATTGACGCATAGTTCAAAATGTCTCTTACGCAATCCATGTACGGCAGCCGATACGGATTGCTGCACGCGATTATGCTCGTCTTACATCGCGCTTCACGGACTTAACGGTCAAGGCGGACGAAGCGGATCCGCAAACGTACCGAACGCGTACCGATTAGTCACGTTGGCAAACAGTCCCGCACGCGCCGACCAACCGGAAGTATACGCATTAGCTGAGCAATACGCGGCCACATTCGCACGCCAGTTCGGAGCAGATGCGCAAGGTAACACGCAGGTGAAATCGCTGTACCTTTACTCGCGTGAACCTGGCACCGGTAAGACCACGACGGCCGCAGCGCTACTCAACGCATACCTGACCGTTCATTATATAGGAAGCGTACAGCGCGGATTACAACCGTTAGAGCGGCCCGCGGCATTCTTAGACGTTAACGAATGGCAAACGGATTATAACGCATTTAACCGTCCACGCGTTCCTGACGAAATAGCTGAACCGGCAGCCACACGTTATTACACGGCGCAAAGGCGAGCGATGGCAGCTCCGTTCCTAGTGGCGGATGACATAGGCGTACGTGACGCGTCCGAAGCGTTCCGAGCGGATCTCCATACGGTTATAAATGCGCGAGTGGCTGGCGGACTGCCGACCGTGTATACCTCGAATATACCGTTAGCCGAGCTCGGAGACGTATTTGATCGGCGTCTAGCGGATAGGGTGCGTGACCTGTGTGGCGAGCTGACGTTCAAGGGCGAGTCACGAAGGGGAATGCGGTAGTAGCGATATTGCTATAGCGCTATAGTGATACTATATATAGTGTTGAATATAAATATTCAATTCGTTAAATCAATATATAGTATATTTACATTGCCACATTTGGAAACTTATGCTATTGTGAAGGAGGCGTTAAATTTGTCGGTGGCAGAAACGTTAATATCCAAGGTGATCGATGCGAACGATATCACCGCGTTCGACCGATTCGGCGTCAAAGGCGAACACTTTCTAACGGAAACGGAACGCAAGGCATACGAGTTTACACGAAAATACAGCGAAGAAAACGGACAGACTCCGTCTTACGCAACGCTGGTCGCGAACGTGCAGGACTTTACGTATATCCCCGCGGTAACGGATACGTACGAATACTTGACCGGTAAGCTTAAGGAAACGTGGGGCAAGCGCCAGATACAGGCGTACTTCTCGTCCGGGGAGATTAACCACGCGTTCGATGCGGTCGGTAAGACGTCGAATATTGACGAATTTTTTACTACGTTGACGGACCGCCTAGACGGGATTAAACTTAGTGTAGGAACAAGTGTTCGTAGTCGCGGTGTGGACATAGCGAACAGCGGCGAAAGGTTCTTAACGGAATACCAAGCGCGAGCAGCCGGACTATCTAATCGGATATGGAAATCGAAGTTTCCGTCCATTAACAACGCGATCGGCGGCGGTTATTATTCCTCTAATATGTACGTTGTGTACGCGAGATCGGGCCGCGGCAAGTCAATTGTAACTGCGGAGGAGGCGATTGAGTTCGCGTTCCAAGGCGCAACTGTTCTCGTATGGGCTCTCGAAATGGGCTGGTTCGAGTGGATGGCACGGGCGTATTCGTCTATAAGCGCACGGTACGGCATAACGAACGCGAACATCGGCGGTATTGATTACGATGCTGGCTTCGATAACCGCGCGTTGCAGTCGGCTCAGTTAACGCCAGAGTACGAAGAAGCTTTCCGTAAGTTTATCGCGGATATGAATACGTTGATTCCTGGACGCATCATTCTCCGCTCAACTGACGAAGAAGGTTTTACCGAACGTAACCTCGCAACGTTGAAAGCCGATATTAAGGAGCACGGTGCAGACGTCGTTATCGTAGATCCGTTCTATTACCTCGAATATGAAGCGAACACGTCGAAAACGGCGGGCGGCGACGCAGCTGCTACTTCGCGAAAGTTACGTATTATGACCGGTTCGCTCGGCGTACTGACGATCGCGATTACGCAAGCTGACGAGGATGCTTCCGAAAAGGGTGACGATGGAGTCCGCGAGCTGAAACCGCCGAAACGCGCAGAGGTTAAGAAAACGAAGCAACTACTCGAAGATGGCGCGGCTCTGATCGGAATAGATACGTTAGCTCACGAAGGGCGCGGCGTTATCGAGATCGGAAAAGGGCGCAGTGGCGGTGAGGATACGCGGATCGAGATCGTGTACCTACCGAACTGGGGCATCGTGCGCGAACCGGATAACGAGGCAGCTGCGGCAAGGTTTGCGGAGAACTTTTAAAATACCCGTTGACAATATGTGGGTGATTTTAGATAATAGGTTTAGTTAATGATTATCTATTAACTAAAGGTGGTGAAGATGATGGACGGCTTTAATATAACAGAAGGCATTACTTTAACACCTGAATTGATTCGACAAACAGCTCTTAACGAACTAGCAAAAAATATCGCGGGCATAAAACAGGCGGAATTAATTAGACAGGTTGAGGCGTTTTTATCTTATGACTTTGACCTAACTGCGTATTCAGTCAGAAACGCAGTATGGAACCTGTCCGATGTGTTTCCTGAGTACGTTATTAAGAAGAAGTTATCCTACCGTAGCGTATTGTTATTCCCGACCGAATCTTTAATCGAGGCGGTTAGGTCTGTCAATGAGGATATGGTAACTGTTGATGCTAGAGTAGCGGAGGCGCCTACTATAAACAAACCAAAGGCTTACTCAGCGATGTTGGGCTTCAAGGTTATGGATATCGCAAGGTACGTAGAGTTTAGCGAAATCGAAGATCTCATAAACGAGTTAATCGAAGTTCACTCGCGCGATATCAACATTAGAGACCTTGAATTAGCTTTCGGTATGAAGAAAATACTTGAGGAATTAAGGAGATATAGGAACAAGATTGCGCATTTTGATTAAGAAAGGGGCTAATATCATGAGGTCTAACCGCAGCAGCCCTGAATACAATGCGCGCGACGAACTCGAACCGTTCCCGTGGATCAACGCAACGTGGACGATGACCCGTCTGATCGCAGCTAGTCCATTTCGTTACGATCGCCATCCGTCATTCTACGTTATCCTCGACGAAAACGACGAAGGTTACGGTTGCTGGGGCGATAGCGGCACCGGAGAGCGCGGTGGCTTCGTTCAACTCCTGGCGTTCTTGCGCGATGAGACGTACGATGAGGCGGCCGAGTATCTGCGGATTAAGTACGGTGAGCAACCGGCAGACTCGGACGGAATAACGCTGACAATGCCGCGGTTGACGTTGGACAAGCCGCGTGTAACACGAATAGACGCGTCGATACTCGAGCGCTACCGGTTCAGACATACATATCTCGAGAAGCGCGGCATTGCGGAAGAAGTACAGCGCGTTATGAATATCGGTTATGACCGCGATAGGCAGGCGGTTACATTTCCGTGGATGAACCCGGACGGTACGATCGGAAATTTGAAGTACAGACGCGTCGATAGTAAGGCGTTCTGGTATGCGAAAGGTGCGCGACCAATCCGTGAAATGTTGTACGGAATCCATATCGCGTATAAGCAGCGGATCAAACGTGCGGTTATCGTAGAGGCGGAGATAGATGCGTTATCGTTGATGAGCGCTGGCATATACGCAATCGCAACGGGCGGAGCGGCTTTTAACGAAGCAAAACGGGACTTGCTATTACGGTCACCGATCGAAGAGGTCGTATTACTGCGTGATAACGATAGTGCGGGACGCAGGTGGCGTAACCGTATCGAAGAGGAATTGCGCGGAAAAGTAGGCGTAGAGCTGTCGTTAGTTCCTCGGAACTACAAAGATGTTAACGAATGGCACTGTGCGGATACGCTTCGACAGCAACTTCGACAGATAAACACTAGGAAATGTCGAACAATGACGGTTAATTTTGGTTGATGGCGAACTATAGACGCATGTACAATAGAGGGACGGGATGTAAAAATTCTTACAGTCCGTAGAATTTTCGGCTAGTCGAGCGCTCATTCCTGAGTCCACTCGTAAAGGTCGCGCGGGCTAACATCGAATGCGTCCGCTAATTGTACGGCGATCACTAGCGACATTTTCGTCCGTCTACGTGTCGTGTAGAACGAAATAACCTTTTCGCTAACACCGGATTTATCGGCCAGTAACCGTTGTGTCCAGCCGCGTTCCTCGAGCAACTCCGGAATAAGGCAGCGACCGTACGAAATCGACGGCATCGCGAACCCTCCGGAAAAGTTTTAAATTTTAATTAGAACAATGTCCCAACTCTTAGTATCTAAGCGGGTATATAGAGTATAAGGGGAAACAAGAGGAGGAAACAAATGACTGACGAACAACTTAATAGCCTGGCCGTAAAGGCAGCTAATGGATGCCGCGAATCGTCCGAAGCAATCATGAAATACTTTATCCCAATCGTACAGCGAATGTCTTCGCAAATATGGTACATGCTCCTAGATGAATCATCATTCGAACAAGAGTGTTACCGAAAGATCGCACGAGCTGCAACTAAGTATGATCCAACCCGAGGACGAACGTTCCGAAACTACATTTACTATAAGATTCACGGCATTAGGAGCACTCATCTTAAACGGCGCAGCAAATCACGAACTAACTTAACGTCGATCGAAGCTTTGGCGAGCAGAGACGATGAAGGAAATGACAAACCTTACGAAGTCCTTGATAACTTGGCGGTTGTCGATGACGCATTACTCGTAAATGAAAAAATCGCCCTCTTGGCGGAGGACGATTCCCGAAAATTGGCGATCCTCAACGCATGGTCTAACGGAGAATACAACGATTCAGATACCGCGTCGTTTTTGGCGAAACGATACGGAGGTAATTCTGAATCACACCGTAAGTTCATTAACCGTTTTCGAACCACCTGTCAAAAGGCATTGGCATAGCCCCTTAACGATTTAAGTATAGCATATACGGTTCAAACTTATAAATTAGTAAATCTTCACGCTTGCGAATTTGATACTTAGGCATTATATCAAAAACGCAGTGAAAATGTCCCACTATAAGTCTGTCCGTTGGTGTTTTATGGATTATAATTACAGTTTCAATATTACCCCAGGTTTAATGTGCTTGTCAACATAGTTCACACTATTTCTAACAAAAAATTAACGGAGGTTTGACGAATGACTAACGTAAACTCACGTTCTATTATACGCAAGTCCGACGCTAACGTTTCGCACCTATTGAGAATTGATTCGCAGTATAACGGTTGCATCTCGCTGGACGAAGATGCTGCGAACCTTCTCCCACGCAATTTATCGAAAGGGGTGCGTCTCGCATGAGGCCTAACGTTATTGATCCGAAGGCCGGCACGCACTTCACCGGTAAAATCTTCGTTGTCCCTCACGCTCTGGACCGCGCAGTTGAACACTTCGGCATTGAACGTAGTGCCGCGCCAATGTTCGTAATGGACATGTTGCGTAAAGCAGCGCTAATTGATCCGTGTGTGATCGGTGAAGACGGTAACCCAGGCCGGCTGTTCGCTTATAAACGTACCGCGTTCGTCGTTGATTTAACCGAGAACACCGTGATTACGTTATACCCGCAAGAGACCGCAGCTAAACACGTTATCGAAGGCGTCGGCAAAGTCCTGGCGCGTGCTTTAAAGATCGCTCAATCTACGGAAGCCCGTGAGTTAAAGCGTTTGGCAATCCGCCGAGCTGAGATAAACGTTAAGCGCGCCGAATTGGAACTACGACTATTATGCACCAAATCGACCAACGTTATACGTAGGGTGAACGAAGAGCTTGCGAATATCGACGCGGAGTTGGCTGCGATTTTGAACGAAGAGTTTGAGGTTAAACGTGAAAAGTCGACGATCGCGAAAGGTATCTGCGCATTCATTTAAAGCGCGGGTGAGGAACGTATGAGCACCGTGTTCATACGTCCGCTATACGGTGTTAACGGACAGAGGGCGGAACAGGCAGCCGCCGCCGTAACGTAGGAGATTCCGAGTGTCACCGGACTTTCGTTAATGCCGTATAGCGGACGTAGGAAAGACGAATCATGTCCGAATTATAAACGAGGAGGTGAGAAATGAAAAACGAGTACGAGGTACGCGGCGATGTGACAGCAATATTCATTAATAGTCCAAAGTACGGGCGGATGGAGACACTTATCGCAACAAGTGACTTAGATCGTGCAAAGGAGTTAAAAGGCTATTGGTGCGTAAAGCGAGACGCACGCACTAAAAGTTTCTACGTACAAGGTAAGCTGCCTCGACGTGAATTTGGCAGGAATGCGGATGTCAAACTGCATAGATGGCTACTGAACGTAACAGACACTAAGGCTCAAGTCGACCATGTTTGTCACGACACTCTAGACAACTGCAGATGGGCCCTTAACACCGTCACCGCATGGGAGAATCAGCAAAATAGACGTAAGCATAGCAACAATTCATCAGGACATCAAGGGGTTACATGGCATGCACCATGTGGAAAATGGAGAGCACGTATTCACGTTAACGGAAAAAATAAGAGTCTAGGTCTCTATACGGAGAAAGCGGACGCAATTACTGCTCGATTAGAGGCAGAGGTAAAGTATTTTAGATATTTAAACTCAATTAAAGGGAGAGCGATGTAAATATGTCATTGTTTACGAAGAAAGGCGAAGCAGCAGCGCAAGCAACTAACGATAACGGAGGTGGCGCAGAGTCTCCTATCGTATCGTTCAAGTCCGGCACAACGTACAAGGTCGGCGTTAAGTCGGTGAACGACGTGGCGGAATATTACGGTTACGGTATCTTCAAGAAAGTAAATACTTTCTGTCCGAAGAATCCTGCTGTACGTAACGCACGCGGCTTCATCGAATCGTCACCATCCGTTTGGGACCGCGCTGCAGACCTGTTGTATGCCGACGCAAAGAAAGCGGAAGAGGCCGGCGCTAGTGAAGCGGACGTTAAACCGATCCGTGACGAAGCATACTTGTACCGCGGTAAGAAACGTTATCTGCGTGCATTCTTCGACCTGGCGACCGGTAAGGACATCGTAGTCGATTTGAGTCCGAAGCAGGAAACGCAGATCAAAGCGGTCATCGAGAAGTACGCAAAGAAACTCGGAAAGGTAGCATTTGAGCTCGGAAAAACCGGTCAGTCAACGAACGCAGCAGTAGCACTGTCGCCGGTCCTCGATATGGACGAAGACCTGACGGATGTTGAACGCGCTAACTACGGCAAACTCGCTGACGCACCGTTCGATCTCGAATCGTTTGAAACGTGCTTGTACGTTGCGGATGAAGCGGAACAGGTTAAAAACCTCGTAGTCGCCGGCTTTGATATCGCACGTCTCGGTCTCTCGATTGGAGCTGCGCCATCTACCGCACCTGCCGCATCAAAAACGGAAGAAGCAACGCCGATTCCAGACGGTGATGTACCGCAGCTTAACTTTTAACACAGCGCGACATAGAGGAGGCTTCGACCGATGACGAAGATTAACCGCAATATTAGCGTCGGGATTAACGTAGGAACCGCGGCCGAGCTTCCGAAATTGGGCGAGCAATTAGCGAAGTTCCTGCGCAAAGTAGACGTCGAGCACGGTCCGTTTGACGTGACGATCGGTCTGCAGGTCGGCGGCTTCGAGAACGCGCCAAGGTCCGGCGATACCGTCGTTAACAATTATTACGGTGAGGGCGACGTTATATGCGACGATGACGGAGGCGGTACGGTATGAGGGTAAGCGCAACTTTAGAAAGACCGCGTACGAACGGTAATAACAACGGAAGGAAGCCGCCCGTTTACGTAATTTACGCGGGCGGCTCCGAAAAGGAGGAATAAGCATCGCACACATAACGGAAGTGACGGGCAAGTATTCAGAAATGGCGGCGCGGTTAGCGTTACTGGCAAATGGCTGGACGGTGCATACCGCGGACACGGACGAGTCGTATGACGTACTAGCTACGGATCCATTGACGGGACAGCACGCTAAAATCCAAGTAAAAACGATTCGTCAACGTATGGACCGCGGCGG